TTTTGCCTTAAATGATATTAAATGTTTTTGCCTTCTCTCTCTTTTTTAAACTATGAAACAGAAACCAACATACTATGCTATAATATCTGCAGAGGTTAGATATGATAAAAATTTATCAGCTAATGCGAAACTGCTGTATGGTGAGATAACTTGCCTTACTAATGAGAATGGCTTTTGCTTTGCAACTAATAAATATTTTGCTGATCTATATGACAAGAGTAAAGTAACTATTTCTAAGTGGATAAGCGAATTAGTGTCAAGTGGTTATCTATCAACAAGTTACACATATAAAGAGGGTAGTAAAGAAATTGATAAGAGGTATATAAGTATTCTTAAAGGGGGTATTAAAGAAAACTTAAAGGGGGGTATTAAAGAAAACTTTAAGGATAATAATACAAGTATTAATAATACAAGTATAATAAAAGAAAAAATAATAAAAAGAAAAAATTTTATTGTACCTACAATTATTGAAATAGAAGATTATTGTCGTTTAAGGGATAATGGAATTAATGCAGAACAGTTCTATGATTTTTACCAGAGCAAAGGTTGGATGGTTGGTAAGACAAAGATGAAAGATTGGAAAGCTGCAATAAGAAATTGGGAGAGAAACAGAAAGAAAACTGATAAGGGTATGAGTAAAATTCATTCACACTTACAGAAAAATATGAATGTTAAACAAAAACTAAAACAAAAATATGAAACAAATTAAAACAATGACAAGATCAGATGTAATTATAAGATCAATAGATTTATTAAGCAAAACATACATAGAGTTAGGACAGCATAACATAGAAGAAGAAACATTAGAGGTTTTATCAGAGAGCTTAACTGATGATTTGTTTAGGTTTTATAAAAACTTTTACTTTGAAGATGCAGTTAATGCTTTTAATTTAGGAGTAAGAAGTCAGATAAGTGGTGATTTTATACATCTTAATGTACCAACATACATGAAGTGGTTAAGAAACCATAAACAATTAATATGGGATGCTAGGTCAAAAGTAGATCAAGGAGCTGACCCTAGCAAAGTATTACATTATAGACCAGAACCAAAACAATTAACAAATGGATAGAGAAGAATTACAATTAGAATTACAAGACAATCAATGTCTATTAGCAGATGGTTTTGAAACTGCTCTGATAGGAATTACTGATGGCATGAACCCAGTAGCAATTTATGATACATTTTTGTGTATAAAAGTTTTAATAGATGAAGGTATGTCTGAGATAGATGCTATAGAGCATTTTTATTACAATGTAGCAGGTAGTTATGTTGGAGAGAAAACACCAGTATTTATAAAACAATTAACAAATAATTCTTAATAACTATATTTTGTAAAAAATTAAGTTTAAAAAAAAATATTATGTTTGTAATATGATTTATTTTTTAATAGGAGTTTTTATATGTGGTGTAGTTAAAGTTTATATTGACAACAAACTATCTTACTATGAGAACGAGCAATTACTAAAAAATTTAAACAAAAAACAAAAAGACAATGACAGAAAAAAGTAAATATTATTATGAGTGGGATAGAAACTCAACATCAACAACAGTAAACCCTAAAATGAAAATGAGTAAGGAAGAATTAGGTTTAAAAGAAAAACACATAACAAGGACTGGTGGGTTGTTTCCTACTGGTACTAGATCAATGGATGCTAAGTCTGATAACAGAGTACCAAATTACTACAAAGGTAAGAATGGTTATGAAGCTCGTATGGTATGTGATAATTTTGACCTACCATATCACCTTGCTACTGCAACAACTTACATCTTACGAAGTTATCACAAGCATGATACTCCTGTAGATTGTTTGCAGAAAGCTATAGCTCATTTAGAATTTGAGTTAGAAAAAATTAATCGTAATGAAAAAGCCAATCTTTAGAGTATTTGTAAAATATAATATTAGAAACAAAGGTACTGCAGGTAAAGGTAAGAATGGTGTTATAGATACATTTGCATTAACAGATAATATAAAAACGATAGAGAAAGATGAAGAGATACATAATCGCATCTGCTATTTAAACAAAAAGAAATTAGAAAAAGTAGTAATAACAATAACAGATGTTGAGGTAGAAGATCAGTATGGGTTTACAACAGATAGATTTTAATTATGCCTAAGATAAGAAAAATAAGAACATCAGATAGAAAGGATAACAGAGGTGGTGGTTATTCTAAAAGAAAGTTTACCCTCCAAGAAGCAGAGGGGATAAGGGGGGAGTACCACAGGGGGGGTATATCAGTTTCAGCACTTGCTCGTAAATACGAAGTATCACAACCCCTCATGTACCAACTAATCAAAGGTACAACCTACAATGAATAAAGAAGCAACAGTACAGTCAGCATTTTGTACATACATTAAGTTGCAATACCCTACTCTTAGATACTGTGCCAGTTTAGGTGGTATAAGAACATCTATGAAACAGGCAATACTCGCTAAAAAGACTGGCTATGTTAAGGGTTTCCCTGATATGCAGATACTAAAAACTAACTCACATTACTCAGGACTCTTTATAGAAGTCAAAGCAGATAAGAAATGTTACCCATCTAAACACCAGAAGGAATGGATAGAAGATCTAAACAACGAAGGGTACTATGCTGTTGTTTGTAAAGGTCTTGATGACTGCATTGAAACTTTAGAATGGTACATGAAACTGCTGTGAAACTGCTGTGAAACTGCTAGGTATTTTGCATAGGGCATTTTAACCACGATTTTCCTAAATCACTTATTATCATACACTTATATTTTCTGACATACTGTCTTATTAACATTTTTATAAACATTATGTTGATTATTAAATATTTTTTTATATATTTGTCAAAAAAACAATTAAACATGAAGAAAGTAAAAGTTTTAAATACAGATGGTTTAGATAATAAAACAAAAGAAATATTATCTAAAGAATGTTATTTTATAAAAGAATATATAGAAAATGAAACTTTATTTTATGAAATTAAAAACATAGAAAACAAAATAGTAAGAATATTTCCAGAAAGAATACAAATTAAAAACAATTAAATATGTACAACTACGAACAACATTTTATAGACATGGTAAGCAATTGTTGTGGCGATACTATGGAAGAGATAAACGAGTTTTGTTATGCTTGTGGTAATAGATCAAAAAACGAGATTATAAACAATGGTACTTATTGTATAGTATGTAAAGAAGAGAACGAAGTTACAGAAGAGATAGTTTGTAACTCATGCGAAGAAATTTGTGAGCCAATAGAAGAATACGAATACGATCAATTAAGAAGAGATGAAATTAAAGAGATGCAACGTGATTGCCGAGCTTAAAAAACAACAAGAACTAGATAAATTGTATAAACAAAATACAATAGAATTGAATGACTATTTTGCATATAGTGGTAAGCAAGAAGTAAAAAATAAATTTACTAGAATTTACGAGGATTATAATTTTAGTAAAAATATTTCTGTAAACAACGATATGACTAAATATGTGCTGAAGGATTATAAAAAAAAGGTTAAGTGGAAGAACAAAGATCAGGTTAATTCCTGAGCCACTTTTCCTTTTATAAGTAAAATTAAAATTAAATAAAAATGGATATTATATTAACAGTAGGATTAGCAATTGCAACTTATGGTTTTGGTTTTTTAAGTGGTGTAATCAATAGCACAGAAACTAATGAGATCCAAGAAAATAACAAGCCAATAAACGAAGATAGAAAACAAGCATTCGAGTTTGCTTTTAAAAACTTTATAAATAAATAATAACTAAACTAAAAACAATTAAACAAATGAAAACAAATATAATTAATAATGAAAATTATAAAATAAAATTAGTAAATATAATCAAAGAAGAAATTGTAGGAGAACAACTATGTAATGACAATATAAGTATAAATGACCAACAAATGTATGATTTGTCTTTTGATATTGTTGAAAAAATACTATATAAATTTAAACTAACTAAAAACAATTAAACAAATGGAAATAAATAATGAATTTTTAAAAGATGATTTTATTAAATTAGATTATCATGTAAACGAGATAATAGATAATTTAATATGTAGTGGTAGAGATAAAGAGTTTAAAAAAGATATTGAAGAAGTGCAAACAATATTAAATTATTGGCTTTATCATACTAAATAATAACTAACTAAAAACTAAAAACAATTATGAACAACTTTAAAAAAGATGATTTGTTAATGATAATTAACGAATATCAAAACTACACTAATCATTTTATAAATATATCAGATGAAGATATTGACAAATTATATTTTCAGATAGCCAAAAATGATAATTACAAAGATGACTTATTGCAACAACAAAGAAATGTGCTAAATAATATCTTTGATATACATAGCAATGCTTTGTTAAATAAAATAAAAGAATAATTATGAGTGGCAAATTACCAGTAACTAATTTCTCAGATACTACCTTAACATTCTTATGTATACTAGCGATACTCTTTG